GGGCAGACGTGCGTGGGTTTTACTGTCCCATTTTTGGGACTGGTTCCCGCCCGCCTGCGAGAGCCAGCCCGGAGCACCTGTCGGTACTCCGGGACCAGGGCCGGCCCGGCGCTCCTAACGTCACGCCGTCCGGATCTCCTGATTCCTACTCAATGGCACAGTTACCTATTTGATATACTTAAGTATATGCTAATATCATGGTATTAGCACTATTGATTTTATGTTATTAACATGTTATTATATTATTGAACATATAGATATGTTCAATATTCATTTTACCATTTTGAAGGGAGTTGTAAAGATGGATAAGAAGAGATTTGAAAATGTAAAATATTATAGGGTCAATGGTGAATTATTTGATGATTCATATTGTACATGGTTTGATACCCATGAAGTATTACCACGTGATTATACAAAATCTATGTTGGCTAAACGTGATTTTGTTATTGACCTTGATTCATTATTGTCTGTGCATGAATTTGATGCATTAGGCCGTTTATCATATGGCGGATTTATTGAATATGCCGCGTATGATGCAGGTGATTCTTATGAAGAATTTGTGCAAATCTGGCATGATAATTTTTCTTGCACAATGGTCTGTGTAACGGCTGATTCTGTAGAATCAATGTTATCTGATATTATGCGTGCATGTTGTGGGGGTATATGATTATGAAATACCGGTATCAATTCAACCTGTGGCCGCTGGATCCCGGCGGCCCGCGGATCCCTGATAGAGTAGATTATATATTTTATTGCAGGGATCACGATGAAGCAGCACGCAAAGCTGTTGAACATGCTGCCGAATATGCACAGTTGCATAGATGTGCAGTAACTGAAATTATCATGAAGGAATGTGTGAAGTTATGAAAAGATTATTCATGCCGGAACCTGAAAATACAACATATCTTGATTGCTGGTATCATGGCAATTGCAATTTTTCATATACATGCCACGGTTGCGGGATGCCGGTTGATATGGATGAGTTTGATAAAAACGGGCATATATGCAGATACTGCAACAAATATGCATTTCATACCCGCAAGGCCTTTGATTTATGGTCTGAAATATATGAAGATCTTATGAAGGTGATTGAAAAATGAAAGAATATCAATACAAAGTGTTGGCATACACTGATTATGCCGAAGCCTATATAATAGATGGTGTTATAGATGCCGTAGATCTTGCAGCAGCATTAATTGCATCGCGTAAAGATGCAAGATCACAGATTGATGAGCATCTACGCATAATTGAGGTATTGGATATCAATGAAGTTGATACCAGTAATTCAACACTGGATCTGCCTGGACTTGATGAACAGATGGCGGATCCTGAATATGATGATTTCATGATTGAGATGCTAAAGCACAATAGAGAATGTATTATTGATGGGTTTGATTTTGAAGATATAGGGGATTTTATATGATGGCAAAGCGCAATGTAAAAAATATCACTGTATGTTTACAGCCTGATATAATTAATAAACTGCGGTATATTGAATCTTTGGTATCTAATCGCGGTTGGAGTAGATCACAAGTTGTTGCACAATGTATCAATGTAACATATCATTTATGCCCGCCCGTGGGTAATGAAAGCAAGGTGATATCTAATGAAACTGAAAAATGAATCATTTTATGATCCCGGTGCGCGTGATACCGGTATCACAGCATCAGAGTATAGAAAAGAGTATACAAGGTTGTATACTAACTATGAAAAGAGAATGACGGCATTAAAAAATAATGGCTTTTCATGGACAGAGACTTATAAAGAATTCAAGGGTATGCCAAAGCCTTCACAACTGAAGTCTGAACGCGGAATCCGAAACAATCTAAAAGGATTATATGATTTCTTTAATGATCCTATGACCAGTACAAGAGCACAGCAGCGCGCAAGAAATACCATTATCAAACAATTCAATGATGCAGGTATTCCACTGAAGAAAAGTGAATATGAAAGATATATGAAGTTTTTAAACTGGTTATCAACGCAGTTTAAAAATATCGGATTTTCTTCCGGATATGTTTATGAAGCATATAAACAGGCAGAGAACAACACAAAAGATAAACGCGCATCAAATATTTATATGACATTCGCAAGGGAGCAGGGATTAAAAGTTGATGGTGTCGGCACATCTAAAAGAAGAAAGACAAATAAAAATAATTGATGGTATTAAAATATATAATCCGGAACAGTTCCCGGTGTCGGAGCTGCTCCGGATACCATCACAGCAGAAACGGCGCGGATCTTATGATGTTGGACACAATGGCAAGAAGATCCGATATAAAAACATCATAACCGCATTTGACATTGAAACAACACGTATCAAAGAGATTGAACAATCTATAATGTATATATGGCAATGGAATTTTGACGGCATCGGATGTGTTGTTGGCCGTTCATGGCAGGAATTTGTGTATTTCTGCGAAAAGCTGAATAAACGATTGCCAAAGGATACAATGATAGTTGTATTTGATCATAATCTGTCATATGAGTTTCAATTTCTTGCAGGTATCTACAACTTCAATGAAGATGAAGTATTCTGCATTGATAACCGGAAAATATTATATTGTAATATGTTCAACCGGTTTCAATTCCGTTGCAGCATGCTGCACGCTAATGCCGGATTGAGAACATATTTAAAAGATTATAATGCAAGGCATCAAAAATTGGAAATGGATTATACTGAAGACAGATACCCATGGACAGAATTAAATGATGAAGATCTGCATTATGCGATTAATGATGTTGTAGGACTTTGTGAAGCGGTACAGGAAGATATGAAACAACATCATGATGATTTGTATACATTCAGTCTGACCAGTACCGGAAATGTTCGGCGGATCCTGAAAGCCGATATGCAGCATGCGCGCGATTATTTTGTGAAACATGTATTGCCTTCATTGCATATCCATACATTATTGCGCGAAGGGTTTCGCGGTGGCAATGTTCACGCCAACAGATTGTGTACCGGTTTGAAACTGTCTGATGTTGGAAGTGTTGATGAATCGAGTGCATATATATTTGCAATTATGTGCTGTCCGGTTCCTATTAAACAATTTATGCCGCTTGTTGAAAACTCTGTTGAATATGTTGATTATATGATCAGAACTAAAAATGCTGTAATATTCCGGGTTCGGTTTACAGGTATTAAGACTAAAAAACACTGGGAACCATGCCCATATATCAGTACTGATAAATGTTGGCAATATGATGATACATCATTAAGATCTGATAACGGCCGTGTTATATCATGTGATGAAATTATGACAACATTAACTGATGTTGATTTTAAAATTATCAGATCCATGTATGAGTGGGATGATATAGAAATTATTGAAGGATATGCAGCCGCATATGGATATCTGCCAAATAAGATCAGAGATATTACAAGAAAACTTTATCAGGATAAAACATCATTAAAAGGTGTTAAAGGCAAAGAAATTGAATATGCAATGGCTAAAGCGTTATTAAATGCATGTTATGGTTGTTTTGTTCAGAATCCTATCAGAGTTATGACACTGTTCAGGAATGGTGAATATATAGATGATAATAGTAAATCATTTAATGAATTGTATGATGCGTATTGCCGGAATACATGGAGTTGTTACCAATGGGGAGTATGGATCACAGCATGGAGCCGTTACAATTTGCAGGTTGCTATAGATAAAGTTAACAGAACACCGGGCGCGCAATTTGTTTACTGTGACACAGACAGTGTAAAATATCGTGGCGATGTTAATTTTGATGATATCAACAAAGAAAGAATCAAGCGGTGTAAAAAGGTCGGCGCATTTGCGTATGATCCAAAAGGTAATATACATTATATGGGCGTGTTTGAATCTGAAGGCCGTTATGAGTATTTCAAAACACTGGGAGCCAAAAAGTATATATTTAATTATCCCGGTGAAGATATCCAAATTACAATTGCCGGTGTAGATAAAAGAAAAGGTGGCATTGAATTGCAGAATAACGGCGGATATGATGCATTTAAAATTGGTTTTGTATTCCGTGATGGCGGGGGCACAGAATCAGTATATAATGATAATAATTATGGATTATATAATATTGATGGCCATGATATTTATATCACACGTAATGTTGTTATACGTGAATCAACATATGAATTATCAATGGCAGAAACGTATAAGCGGTTAATATATAGTTTAGACACTATAACAGGCCGTGAAACATTTAATGAATCTATTAAGCGCTTGCACACGCTTGATATATATGAATAATTTGAAGGGAGCATTTTTAACTATGTTTAACCAGTGCACAATTGAAGGCCGCTTAACAACAGATGTTAATAAGGCTAACACAACTAACGGCACAAAGGCTGTTAGATTCGCAGTTGCTAATACTCGCAACAATAAATCAACAATGTTTTTCAATGTAGTTGCCTATGGCACTACAGCCGAATTCATTGCAAAGCATTTTGAAAAGGGTTCACCGATCATTGTATCCGGTCCGCTTGAATACTATGATACAGAAAGAGATGGCAAGAAGTATAGAAACTATCAGATCATAGCGATTTCTTGTGATTTCCCGGTATCAAATAAGGAACAGAAAGCCGACAGCGCAGAAAGCACTGATAATGATTGGTGATATATATCTTGATAATGGATATATAAACATGGGGCATATCATTGCAAATGGTATGCCCTTTGCTGTATTGACCGGTGCCCGCGGTACCGGTAAAACATATGGCGCATTATTATGTTCATTTGAGATGCATTTAAAAATAATCTACCTGCGGCGAACTGCGGTGCAGCTGGATGTTATAACAGCATCACCGGATATATTATATAAATCAATAAACAGGGATCACGGATATAATATTGAAGTAGAAAGCAAAAAAGGCATCAATTATATTTATGATCGCGTGGATCCGGAGCATCCGGAACATATCGGATATTGTGCAGCATTAACCACATTTAATAGTATGCGTTCAGTTGATTTATCTGATATCGATTTGTTGATATATGATGAATTCTGTGCAGAAGGCGACAGGCCGATAAAAGAAGAAGGCAGCATATTTTTGAACATGCTTGAAACAATCGGCCGTAACAGAGAATTACAAGGCCTGCCGCCGCTTAAAGTTGTGTTGATGTCTAATAGCATAAAACTAGATAATCCAATATTTATGACGTTAGGATTAATAGGTCCGGCAATTAAATTATTGCGGAATAATCAATTATACTGGATGGATGAACAGCGCGGCATAGAATTATATAATATATTCAATAGTCCAATATCAAAGAAAAAAGAAAATACAGCGTTATATAGATTGGTGGGTGAATCAGATTTTAGAGATATGGCACTTTATAACAAATACACATCAGATGATTTAACACGCGTTAAAAGCATGAATTTAAAAAATTATATCTACACTATCAGAATAGGGGAACTGCACATATATTCGAGCAGGACCAAAGATGGCATGTATGTGTCTGCGCATGGGTCCGGAACACCGCGCAGCACATATACTGCATCTGAACATGATCTGAAGCGGGCGCGTACTGCTTTAGGATGGTTAGCATTTCAGTATCTGTCAAACAGAATTCTGTTTGAATCATATGAACTGGAAATAATATTTAAAACATATTTCAATATTAAATAAATGATAATACATTCTGTTGATTTTTTGATTTACAGAATGTATTATTATATTAGGCCGGCGGCCATAGTCAACCGGCGGAACCGGGGCCACGCGTCCGACAGCGCATGAACCGGCCTATATAAATAAATTAAAATGCTCTCACAGTATCAACAGGATGGATGATTATGGACGCCGGAACAATGCAGACAATTACACAGTTAATATCAACAGTAGGATTCCCAATAGTTTGCAGTGGCGCTTTGTTTTGGCTAATGAATAAACAGAGCGAAGAACACAAAGAAGAAATGAATCAATTGAAAGATGTTATATCGCAGAATACTGTTGTACTGGCAGAACTCAAACAGATGATAAAGGATACAATGGACAATGACAATTGAACAGATAACACAGTTAAAAGGTCTTGGATATACGGCGGAAGAAATTGCACTTCTTGCGCCTTCAATATCAGATCCGGCAATGCCGGCAGCACCTGCGGCAGATCCTGCACCGATTCAGGAACCGGCACCGGCGGCACCTGTAAATGATAATTCCGCGGTACTGGATGCAATCAACAAATTAACTGAATCAATACAGGCGAACAACCGCGGGCAGCAGGGAACCGGGGCAGCACCTGCAATTGATACATCAACAATATTTGACACGATAATAAACGGCATAAATAATAAGGGGTAAATACTATGGATACTATGATTTTTAATCAGCTTGCCACAACTCTTAACAGCATAGTAAAACAGGCAACCGGCGCGCAGGCAAAGACAGCAACCAATACTGCGGAGTTTGTCAGCCAGGCCACAACAGCATTGAGAACAGGTTATGATCCTCTCAATACTGCTGTTTCGCAGGTTCTTGGAAAAACAATCTTTTCCATTCGTCCGTATTACAGGAAATTCGGCGGCCTTAAAGTGGATAATCAGAGATTCGGCAACCATACGAGAAAGCTGAATATTGCCGACAAAGATTGGCAGCAGGATGACAGAATTCTGCTTGTAGATGGTCAGCATCCGGACATGTTCGCAGTTAATAAACCGAATGTTTTGCAGACAAATTTTTATGGAACAAATGTATACAGCAGATCTTATACTGTTTATAAAGATCAGCTGGATTGCGCATTCACAACGCCTGATGAATTTTACAGATTTATCGCGCAGGTAACACAGAATGTATCTGATCAGATCGAACAGGCACACGAGACAACGGCGCGTGCACTTGTATCAAGCGTTATCGGATCCCGTCTTGCAGTTGCCAATAGTCCTTCTGTAATTCATCTACTGTCAGAATATAATACTGCAACCGGTCAGACAACGCCACTCACGGCGGCAGATATTTACAAGGCCGAAAATTTTGCCGGTTTTGTTCGCTGGATGTATGCACGCATCAAAACTGTATCTGATATCATGACCGAAAGATCACAGTTGTATCATACCAATGTAACAGGCAAGGCAATCAGCAGACATACGCCGAAAGACAGACAGCGTCTTTATATGTATGCGCCTATCTTCAATCAGATTGCTTCATCTGTACTTTCTACAACGTACAATGATAAATATCTTGATATCGGTGATTATGAGGCTGTTAATTTCTGGCAGTCGATAAGCACTCCGGATGCAATCGATATTACAGCCGGATATCTTGGAGCAGATGGCGCAATTGCAACTGAAACAGTACAGCAGAATAATATTATTGGTGTTCTGATGGATGAAGAAGCGGCCATTTACACCACTGTTAATGAGTGGTCACAGGCAACGCCATTTGAAGCGCGCGGCGGATATACAAATTATTGGTATCATTTCTCTGATAGACTTCTTCAGGATGATACAGAAAATTCTGTTGTATTTGTTCTTGATTAAATCATTTTACTTTCTCATAACTAATTCCTTTCTTAAATGGTAAATGAGGATAATGGCCGCATATTGGTTGTATGCGGCTATTATTCTATAGGTGGTTAATATGTCATTTAACATAACATTGTATAATTTTGCTAAACGCACAAATAGTGATAAATTACCAATTGCCGGAACAACAAATGTTGTACTGTCTAATTGCAGATTGAAAAGCAACACTGATATTTTGGCACCTGCTGTTATAGTGAAATGGGATCAGGATTTTTATCCAAATTATAATTATTGTTATATTCCGGTCCTTAACCGGTATTATTTCATTATGGATTGGGAATATACGCCGCCAACATGGACAGCATATTGCAGTATTGATGCATTGGGAACATATCGCGACAGGATCAAAAATTCGCGCCAATATATAAAAAGAGCCAGTAACGCGGCAGCAATCAATTCGAATATCCCGGATACGATATATCCCACAACAACGCCAAACATTTTAAGATCTCAAAGCACATTAACAGCATTAACCGCGGATTTTTCCGGCGGCTCTTATGTATTGGGTGTCATTGGTAAAGGTACTGGATCCCATACGGCTGTTGATTATTATGTGCTGAATAAAGCAACATTGAAATCATTAATTGATTTCATGTTTAAAGATACCCATTATACAGGCGTTGTTAATGTTGATACTGATCTACTTAAAACAATGTTTGATCCGTTTCAGTACATTGTATCGTTAAATTGGTTTCCTATTGCTGCATCTGATATGCCTAAAAATGGAACCGATACAATTAAATTTGGATGGTGGGATTCCGGTATAACAGCGGATGTATTATCTGCAGCTGCATTGTATCAGGTCAATGGCACAATACCGATACCAAAGCATACACAAATTGATGACGGTAATATCCAACTTCATTATTTGAAGTTAGAGCCATACAGCCGTTATAAATTGGTATGCGGCGCATTTGGGGAAATTCCAATAGATGCCACAATGATATACGATTCATTAACACTGTATATATCAGTTAAGATTGATTTAATAACCGGTGTGGGTAAACTATATATTGGTACAACTAATAATACCAATTTGGCATTTGATATTGAGCGCGCTCAATGTTCGGTGCCGGTTCAAATATCACAGATTTCAGGGGATATATTCGGCACTATGGGTGCAGTATTAGATACTGCGGCAACTGTTGCGCGGCCTATGCAGGCCGTTTCAAATTGGCGCGATAGATGGGCAACATCTGATAGTGGTTTCAAGCAATTCATTGCAGGATTAACAACGCCATTTATAGCAGAGGCCGGTGATTATGCTACAAAGCAAATAGATTCTCATATGTCACAGATGCCACAATTGCGGACAATGGGATCCAACGGCAGCACAATTGAATGGGGTAATATCCCTTATATGCTACTGGAAATGTATGAGATACCGGAGCGACATGTTGAATTGACAGGTGCGCCGGCATCCGGATATCATTTTATAAATGATATTCCGGGATATATTGAAGTACTGGCACCGCGCATTGAATGGGATATATCAGCAACTGAAATCCAATTATTGAGTGGTTTGATGCAATCAGGCTTTTATCATGAAGAATAATTCATTTTTGCGGATATCAAGTAAAAAGAGAATAAAGAATTTTTATAATCATTTAAATAACTATACAATGATGGATCAGAACAGGCCGGACCCTGGCCCGGATCCTGATCCGCCTGATCCGCCAGGCCCTTCACCGGATCCGCCTGTTCCGGGTCAATTCAATCCATGGTTAATTAGTCCGGGTGAATCAATACTATCATCAGAATATTTTATTGATATTGATTATAGTGGATTGAGTCATATACCATACAGGCGTTATTGGGGCATGTATCCTAACCAGTACTATCCAACATTGCCATATTATTCAACATTGCCAAACTGCACTGGATATGCATGGGGCCGCCTGCTTTATATGTCAAATGGCGTACAGCCTTCAATAGGTCCTTTTGATGCGTACAGATGGATATATAATACATCATGGCCAGTTTCACAAACTCCAACATTAGGCGCGGTGGCGTGCTGGATCGGTGGCCAATATGGACATGTTGCGATTGTGGAATATATCCATTATGACAGCGGTGGCAATTGGGATTATATACAGGTATCAGAATCCGGATATTATAATAGATATTATGGTGGCGCATGGTGGGATTTTGGCGGCTGTCAGTTAACAACAGTATATGCAAGCAATCCGGGCCGCTGGTATGGTTATCGATTAGCAGGTTTTATAAATACGCCGTCATCATACATTGTTAGGTGATATAATATATATGGGTGATTAAATATGGAATATATACCGGGAACATATAATGAAATAAATTTAGCTGAATCAATCGGCAATCCGAATTATATCAATATTGCTAATAGCACATTGTATAATTTCTACATGCGGTATTTGCTTCAAAAAGTATTCAGCGTATTTGATTGGGATATTCCTAAAACATGGAACAAAGAATATCTGCAATACTGTTTGACAGTATACGGATATGTTGGTGTTATGGATTGGCCTGAATTAGGTGTAATATATCAGCAGGGGCGCGTTTTTGGCCATGACATGTATTATCAGCCATCACACCTTATTGTAACTAATCCATACATTGAAGCACGTTACACGGGCAATTATTCCATTATTACAGAATATAGGAACAATAAGATTGAATTGCCTATAAGCGCTGGCCCGGTGATCGGTGAATGTATGTTGCTGAAATTCACGCCGAATTATTGCGGTATACTGGATATCATAAACACATTTGCTGTTGAAATGACATTAATTCATATGGGCGTTGATATCAATGTGATGCAATCCAAAGATCCAAAAGTGTTTGCAGCCACAAATAAGGCGGCATCCGATGCATTTAAGAAAGCAATGGATGCTGCGATGTCCGGTGAAACACAGATAGTTATGGATAAATCATTATTTAATGATGATGGTACGCCGAATTTTTATGAATTTAATAAAGATCTGCATAGCACTTATATTGGTGATAAACTTTTAGACGCTTTACGAACTGTAGAAAATAGATTTGATTCCATGATCGGGTTGAGCAATACCAATATATCAAAACGGGGCAACATGACAATTGCGGAAGTTACGGCAAATGAAGATGAAGTCAATGCCCTGCCGCTTGTATGGGCCGATTGTTTAAAACGTTCATCAGATCTGATAAAAAGCAGATATAATATTGATTTCAGTATTACATTAAAAGGTGATATAAATGAGAAGAGCAACATTAACAGTACTGGGCCTGTATCAGTGGGATCCGACATTATTTGATGATTTCAGTGTTCCGGAACAGCTGAATAAAGATGTATTGATTGATTCAATTATTTTAGAATGCGCAGATCTTGAAGTAACATTGCCAAATTATGATATATTCAAAAGAATGTTATCATCATGGAGTGCATCAAGGTCCAACGCATGGGCGCATATGTACAACGCGTTGACAGAGGAATATAACGCGTTGCATAACTATGACCGGACAGAGACACATGATGATAAATGGAGCAATCGCAGAAATTCATCAATGGAACAGAGAAGCGGCGGACAGGATGTATTGACCAACAGAACAGCAGCATTTAATGGTGATTCACTGGCAACCGCAGGATCTGATACAACCGCATACGGCGGTACGGCAAATACCACAGATAATGGTACAGAATCCGGGAGCCGTGATTATACAATACGGGCATATGGTAACATAGGTGTTACAACATCGCAGCAGATGCTGGAATCTGAAATATCATTAAGATCCAAATATGATATGTATGATATTATTACATCAGAATTTAAAAGGAAATTCTGCATATTGATTTATTAAGGGGGATATTATGGATAATACAAATTACTGGCCTTATACAAATATCCATGAATTGAATTTGGATTGGATAATATCCAAAGTCAAAGAATTGGATACACGATTCACAGATGACATTGAAACATTTGTCAGAGAATATATTGATGAACATTTTGCAGAATGGACTGTGAACGCCAATTATAATCCGGATGATGAAACAATCATATATACCAATGGAACCGGCGCAACATTAACGGCCGGTGATGTGATCAGATTTGCAATTGATAATGCATTTGTAAATGTGAAGGATCCAACAGCAAGAACAGCGGCAGCAACAGCACAGGATACAGCAGATAATAATACTGCCAATATTGCATCACTGGATACTGCATATAAAGCAGCCGATACTGCGATAAATAATGCTATAGGTGCATTATCATCATTAACAACAAATGATAAATCCAGTATTGTAAATGCTATTAATGAACTGGATAGAGATATGGAATTTTCATCGCTAAATTTTAGCGATTATATTACAATAAATAGTGGATACGTATTAAATACATCATCCGCAATGCGAATATCAAAACATATAGGCATTTTCTATTTTGAAATTACCGGCACTATCCCTGTTGGTGATACCGCAATAGGAACAATATCAAGCAACATATTATTAACAACATATGGTTCATGCCGCATATCAGGATCTACAACTGTTAGCGGCACAGTAATGGTAAATATATCTAGTAGACTGCTGCGTGTTGAAACTGCAACAGCGGGCACTGGTATTGCCGGGACATTGATACTTCCTATTGCATAATTGAATTATTATTATTTAGGTAACTGTGCCATTGAGTAGGAACCAGGAGATCCGGACGGCGTGACGCC